ACTGATTTCTCTGGTTCGTCGTGCTATGCCTAACCTGATTGCATACGATGTATGTGGTGTACAGCCAATGACTGGTCCTACTGGTCTCATCTTTGCGATGAAGTCCCGTTATAAGACTAATCGTGCTGGTACTGGTGGCACCAATACTGAAGCACTGTTTGATGAAGCACTCACTGGTTACTCTGGTGACTCTGCATTCGATCAGTCTACTGCTTCTACAGAAGATGATCCAGCTGGTCTGTCTGCTACTAACTACGACTCCGACTCGACTGGTGATGATGCTCGTGAAACTTCACTTGCTGGTGGTGGTATGCCTACTACCAATGCTGAACAACTTGGTACAGGTAGCACTGCATTTGCTGAGATGGGTTTCACCATTGACAAGGCAACAGTAACTGCTAAGTCCCGTGCTCTCAAGGCTGAGTACACAATGGAACTGGCACAAGACCTGAAGGCAATCCACGGTCTTGACGCTGAGACAGAACTCGCTAACATTCTGTCTGCTGAAATCCTTGCGGAAATTAACCGTGAAGTGATTCGTTCGATTAACTCCCAAGCTAAAACTGGTGCAGATACTGTAACTGGTTCTACTTCTACAAAAGGTATTTTTGACCTTAATGTAGACGCTGACGGTCGTTGGTCGGTAGAGAAGTTCAAGGGACTGATCTTCCAGCTCGAGCGTGAAGCAAACCAGATTGCTAAGGACACAAGACGTGGCCGTGGTAACTTCATCCTTTGTTCGTCTGACGTAGCATCTGCTATGGCTGCTGCTGGCATGCTGGACTACACTCCTGCACTGTCCACTAACTTGAACGTTGATGACACAGGTAACACTTTTGCTGGTGTTCTGAACGGTAAACACAGAGTATACATTGACCCATATGCAGTATCCGATTATGTAACTGTTGGTTACAAGGGTTCTAACGCATACGATGCAGGTCTCTTCTACTGCCCATACGTTCCATTGACAATGGTTCGTGCGGTTGGTGAGAACACCTTCCAGCCAAAGATTGGTTTCAAGACCCGTTACGGCATGGTTCCAAACCCATTTGTTGGTGCCAATCCTTCTAACGATCTTTCCAGTACTGTTAAGTCTAACCAATACTACCGTATTTTCCGTGTAGACAACATCTTGGCATAATAAATAACTATAAATGTCAATATAAATACTGGGGGAGCAACCGCTCCCCCTTTTTTTGTTGGAGAATATAAATGGTAGAAACATTAACTGGCAATAAAAATTACTTACAACCTACTGGGTTTAGAGTTATCATTGACCGAGAAAACTATCCTAACTTGGAGTTTTTTGCGCAGTCTGTTGACCATCCAGATGTTTCTATGACTGCACCAACTGTAGCATACTCTCGTATTGGTAATGTTAGTTTGCCAGGTGATGCTTTAGAATATTCAGAACTCAATATTCAATTTATCTTGGATGAAGATGTTAAATCATATCTTGAACTTTACAATTGGTTAGAAGATATGGTGAATAAAGACTTTGTAGAGCAAGGTGCTAGGTCTAGTAGAAATACATCTGATGTTCCTACACAAGCAGATATTTCTGTTTCTATTCTCTCTAGTCATAATAATCAAAATAAACGTATTTTATATAAGGGTTGTAATCCAACTTCCTTGAGTGGACTACAACTTACCTCTATTGCATCTAGTGTAGAATATCTAACATTTAATGCATCTTTTGCATTTACTGGCTTTGAATTCAAAGGATAGTGTGCTATAATAAGTAGTTTATAACTGACACACACAGGATTATATAATGAAACTTGATTTAGAAAGCATCTTAGAGATGTGGAAAGAAGATTGTGAGATTGAAGAATTCAAGTTAGATGAATCTTCTAGGAAAACTCCTTCTCTGCATGCAAAGTATCTAGAGATACGTTCTCTCACAAAACTTAGATTACAAGAAGCAGAACTTGCGCAGAAGACACTGCTCAAGAATAAATGGGCATACTATAATGGTAAAATGGATGAAGATACCATTAGAGAGTTTGGCTGGGAATTTGATCCGTTTAATGGTCTAAAGGTAATGAAAGGTGATATGAATCACTTCTATGACGCAGACACAGACATTCAAAAGTCTGAAGTCAAAATTACCTATTATAAAACTATGCTAGATACACTAGACGAAATCATTAATAACTTGAAATGGCGACACTCCACAATTAAGAATATGATTGATTGGAGACGTTTTGAAGCAGGGGGCTGATATGGCATTATTTGTTGATGAAGAATTTACTTCTCATGCAGGATTGAGTTTATCATGGAAAATTGAAATGGATGCACTCTATGTGAGTGACTGGCGTTGTCTTGCTAAGATTATTCTAGAATATGAGAAACGCCCATTTCGTAAAGCAGTAGGTATTCCTCGTGGCGGTAAACGTCTAGGTGATATTCTAAATGAATCTGCTACAGGTAATCCTGATGACCCTGTTTTAATTGTTGATGATGTATATACAACAGGCACTAGTTTCAGAGAATATATTGAAGAGAATTATCCTGATGATAATGTCATTTGTTGGGTTGTATTTGCTCGCAATAAAATTTATAAGAGACATATCAAAGCACTCTTTCAAATGCCACCTAAGCCTGAATAATGTCAAATCTAGTAGTCAAACAGAAAAACTATTCCGCATTACAAATTCAGTGTGAACCTCATGTAGCAAATGAGTTGAATGATTTCTTCTCATTTGAAACACCGGGATACAAATACATGCCATCATACAAAAATGGTAGATGGGATGGTAAAACACGTCTGTTCAATGTTCGTAATAATGAACTACCTGTAGGTCTATGGGAATATCTGTCTGACTTTGTTGGTCCTAGAAACTATGAAATTGAATTAGAATATGATAATCAGTATGGTACACCTGACACTCAATTAGAAGTCAATCCAAAAGAAGTCTATGAGTTTATTCAAATGCTTCATTTACCTTTTGAGGTAAGAGACTATCAGTTTGATGCTATTTGTCAAGCGTTGCGTTCTAAACGTGCTATTCTGCTTTCACCTACAGGTTCAGGTAAGTCTCTGATTATCTATGTTCTGATGATGTGGTATTTGGAACATTATAACAAACGCATTCTTATTGTTGTTCCTACTGTTGGTCTTGTTCAACAGATGTTCTCTGACTTTGAAAACTATGGTCTAGAAGCAGGCGAAGTGTGTCACAGAATTTATTCTGGTATGCCTAAGCATGATATCAAACAACGTGTATTCATTTCTACATGGCAGTCAATTTCTAAACTGCCTAGTAGTTGGTTTGAACAGTTTGGTTGTATCTTTGGTGATGAAGTGCATTACTTCAAAGCACCAGAACTCAACGGCATTATGAATAAGTCTAGAGAAGCAGAGTTTCGTATCGGCACTACAGGAACACTAGACGGAACAAAGTGTCACAAACTTATTCTAGAAGGTATGTTTGGTCGTGTATATAAAGTTACCACAACCAAGAAACTAATGGATAATGATACGCTTGCTGAACTAAAGATTAAAATTCTAGCACTGAAATATCCACAAGAAGTCTCTAAGGATATTGTCAACAGCAAAGACTATCACTATGAGATTTCCTACCTTATTGGTAACATAAAAAGAAACAGACTGATTACCAACTTAGCACTAGAGCAGGAAGGTAACACACTAGTATTATTTCAATATGTAGATAAGCACGGCAAGCCTTTATATGAACTTATCAAAGACAAAGCACATAAGAATCGTAAAATCTTTTATGTATCTGGCGAAGTTGATGCAGATGTCCGTGAAGAAATCCGTGGTATTGTAGAAAAACAAAAGAATGCTATTATCGTTGCATCTTTGGGAACATTCTCCACAGGAGTAAATATCAAAAATCTTCATAATATTATTTTTGCATCACCATCTAAGTCACAGGTAAAGGTCTTGCAGTCTATTGGTAGAGGATTACGCAAGAGTGATGATGGTAGATCAACTACTCTATACGATATTATGGATGATATGCATTATAGACAGAAAAAGAACTACACTCTATTACACGGAATAGAACGAATGAAAATATA